TTGGCGATGGTGCAGACGTAGATGCTTTTGTATCTGCTTCAACTGCAACCGCAGGTTTGGAAACAACCAGAGCAAGAGCAGGAGACAGTTCAATGGGTACAACATCTATTGGATATAGAGTCTATGCCGCTGCTGACACTATTGATTTAGTAGTAGCAACAGGTGCTATTGACGCAAAAGTCAGAGTATTCTGTGTACTTGCTGACTTCGATGGTGAAGGTGATTCCGAAGCACAAAAAGTATCATTTGCATAATAGCAAATAACTAGGGGGGGGTTTATACCCCTCCTTTTAAAATAAACATGAAATTTTTTATAGTATTAATTATATTATTACATGGAGAAGTATCTCCAAAACTTTTTACATATAGATTTATAGAATTTACAGAAATTGAAACTTGTGATTTATTTTTAAAAACTAAAAAACAAGCATTAAAAGAATCTATAGAAAGACAATTTCCAGTAGAAACAATACACTCAAGTATGATGATGTGTATGACACAAGAAGAAATAGATGCACTTAATAATCAAAAACAGGAAAATAAATGGCAACCACAAGAACATATTTAGAATTAACAAATTTTGTATTAAATGAATTGAATGAGGTAGAACTAACAAGTTCTAACTTTACTTCAAGTAGAGGTGTACAAACTTCTGCTAAAAATTTTATTAACAAAGCTATTAATGATTTATATATGGCAGAAGTTGAATGGCCTTGGTTGCATACAGATGGCACACAAGTAGCTATTACAGGACAACAAGAGTATGATTTTCCTGCAGCATTTAGAAAAGCAAACTTTGATTCATTTAGAATATCACCTACTAATTTAATTACTAATGGTGAATTTACATCTGACATAAGTAGTTGGACTACAATAGCAGGTTCTGGTAGTGCAGCTTACAACTCTACAGGTAATGGTAGATTAAGACTAAACGATTTTGCAGCACATCAATCTATATCTACTATCGTAGGAGAAACTTATAATATATCTGTTAGAGCATTTGATACAAACTCTACAGGACAAGCATTTAAAGTTCAAGTAGGTACTGCAGCAGAAGGAACACAAAATTTAAATAGCACAATTACAGTTACAGATTTTGGTAATGGTGAAATATTATCAACAACATTTACAGCAACTGCATCTACAACTTTTGTAACTTTAAATAACCCAAGCACAGCTACCAATATGGATGTAGATTATGTAAGAGTTAAAAGACAAGAAGAAGCAATTAAATTAAAACCTATGACTTATGATGGTTTTTTACAGGGTCCATTTAGAAAAGATGTGGCAGCCAATGATTCACAATATGGTAAACCTTTATTTGTTTATAGAACACCTGACCATAAAAGTTTTGGATTATCACCAATTCCTAAGTTTGATGATTATACAGTATTTTATGAATATTATAAAACACATACAGAGTTATCAGCACATGGTGATACAATGGATTTACCAGACATTTATGCAGACGTAATAGTTAATAGAGCAAAGTATTATTTATATAAACTAAAAAATGATGTACCTATGGCTAATATATCTAATGCAGAATATGAACAAGGGGTTAGAAGAATTAGAACTGAAATGTTAAATCATATTGAATATATGAAAGATACTAGAGTTAATCTTAACACTTCTAACAGAACAACAAGTAACACTTCAGTATTAACTGTAACATAGTATGGCACAAGTACAACCTTCAGTAGTTAGTTTAGGTGGAGGATTAATCTTAAATAAAGATGTGTTCTCTATGTCTCCGGGTGAGGCATTACAACTACAAAACTTTGAACCTGATATTGAAGGTGGTTACAAAAAAATATTAGGTACTACAAAATTTAATTCTAATATATGTCCACAAGTTTCTGCTTCTAGTGAAAGAGTAGTATTTACTGCAATTTTTAATGATGTAGTTTTAGCAGGTAGAGGTGGTAGTATACATAGAGCAAGTGCAGGGGATGGTAGTTGGACATCTACTATTACAAGTTTAGGAACACCTACACAAAACTACGAACATAGATTATTTAACTTTGATGGCACAGATAAGATTGTTATTACTACAGGAACTTCTAGTCCACAAATACTAAATAGTTCTTTTAGTACATCTGTCGTTAGTGCATCAGGAACAGCTAACTTTAAATTTGTAGAAGTATTTAAGAATCACATATTTTTTTCAGGGGATGCCAGTAATAAACAACAGATTAGTTTTATGGGGCCAAACCTTACTAATGATTTTACAACTAATAATGGTGGTGGAACTATTAAAGTTGATACAGAGATTGTAGGACTAAAAGCTTTCCGTGATACTTTATTTATTTTTGGACAAGATAAAATATTTAAATTAACAGGAACTAGTTCTTCTAACTTTGCAGTACAACCCGTTACTAGAAGTATTGGATGCACAGATGGTAGAAGTATTCAAGAACTTGCAGGTGATGTAATATTCTTAGCACCAGATGGATTAAGAACTATTGCAGGAACAGAAAGAATTGATGATATAGAATTAGGAACTGTGTCAAAACAAATACAAAAAAGAATTAATGAAATAACTACACATAATATTAATTCAGTAGTTATTAGAAATAAATCACAGTACAGATTATTCTTTCCTACATCAACTTCACAAGCAGAAGATTCATCTAGAGGATTATTATCTGTTATCAAAGCTAATCCTAATACAGGCCAATTAGGTTTTGAATATGGTGATTTAAAAGGTTTAAAAGTTTCTAGTAGTGATTCAGCATTTATATCAGGAGTAGAAACAATAGTATCAGGTGGATATGATGGTTTTGTATATAAACAAGAATCAGGAAATGTTTTTACACAAGCAGCTACTACAGTAAACATAAGTAGTATTTATAGGTCCCCAGATATGACTATGGGAGACCCCGGAATTAGAAAAAGTTTTCAAAAAGTAATTTGGAATATCGACCCAACAGGTGCATTATCATCTAGCTTTTTATTAGAATATGATTTTAGTGATGATGAAGTACCACAACCAGAACCCTATACGTTAGCCCAAACAGGTAATATAGCACAGTATGGTTTATCAGAATCTGCATATGGAACAGCAGTATATGGTTCCACAGGTTCTAACTTAATTAGACAACCAGTTGAGGGAAGTGGTTTTACAGTTGCAGCAAAAATATTAGATGCAACTAGCAACAGTCCAGTAGCCTTAAAAGGTTTTGAAATGGAATTTATAGCAGGAGGAAGAAGATAACATATGGGAGCAACTTATACTAGACAGAGTTCCGCAACAATTGTTGATGGTGCTACTATCGAAGCATCTCATTTTAATGCAGAGTTTGACCAAATACTAGCAGCTTTTGCTGCCAGTACAGGACACACCCATGATGGAACTGCCAATGAAGGTGGACCAATAACAAAGTTATTAGGTAATACCTTAACATTTGGAGCAGCTACTGCAGGAACAGATATTACAATCACCTTTGATGGTGAGACTAGTGATGGTGTATTAAAATGGATGGAAGACGAAGACTACTTTGAGTTTTCAGATGATATCTTAATTGGTAGTACAGAAAAGTTACAGTTTAGAGATACTGCAATATATATTAATTCTTCTACAGATGGACAATTAGATTTAGTAGCAGACACAGAAATACAAATAGCAGCTACTACAGTTGATATAAATGGTAATGTAGATATATCAGGAACACTTACAGTTGCAGGTGCATTAGATTTTGGTGATGCAAACATAAGCAATATTGGAAGTATTGCACTAGATACAATTACAAATGATGGCACAGATATTACATTAGATTCTAGTGGAGATATTATATTAGATGCTGATGGTGCAGATATTACACTTAAAGATGCGGGTACAACTTTTGGTAGTTTAACAAATTCTAGTGGTGAGTTAGTAATTAAATCAGGCTCAACACCAACTGCAGCTATTACATTAAGCGGTGCTAACACAACTATTGAAGGTAACTTAACAGTAGACGGAAACTTTGATGTTACAGGAACTTTAGATTTTAGTGACTCTGCTATTACAAATGTAGGAAGTATTCAATTAGACAGTATTGCAGGTGATGCAGATTCTAATACATCTATTACCTTTAGTGGTTCAGATGTTATAACAATGGCCACAGGCGGTACTTCTGCTTTAACAATAGATGCCAGTCAAAACGTAACTATTGCAGGAGACTTAACAGTATCTGGTGATGATATTACTATGGCTACAAATACTTCAGGCAATCTTTTAATTGCAGATGGAACAAACTTTAATTCTGTAGCAGCTACATCTTTATCAGAAATATCTACAGTTGCTAATGATGATGTTTTATTAGCAGTAGATACTTCAGGCGGTGGATTAAAAAAGATATCTAGAAGTACACTTGTAGCAGGACTTGCGACATCAGGTGCTATATCAAATGTAGCAGAAGACTCTACTCCACAACTAGGTGGAAACTTAGATGTTAATGGAAATGATATTGTTACCACATCAAATGCAGATATAGAATTAGCACCAAATGGCACTGGTAAAGTTGTTATAAAAGGTAATACTAACCAAGGTAAGCTTGTATTAAATTGTGAAGCTAATTCACATGGACAAACAATCATTGCTGCACCACACTCAGAAAGTGCTAATAATGTATTAACACTACCTAGTACTGGTGGAGATTCTAGATTACTATCAGCAACTTCAACAGCAACATTAACAAATAAAACTTTAACCTCTCCTAAAATTAATGAAGATGTAGCAGTAACTTCAACAGCTACAGAGTTAAATTTATTAGATGGTATAACAGCAGGTACAGTATCAGCCTCACTAGCAGTAATTGCAGATTCTAATAAAGATATATCTGGATTTAGAAATGTAACTTTAACAGGTGAGTTAGATGCGGCAACTTTAGATATTAGTGGTAATGCAGATATTGATGGCACATTAGAAGCAGATGCTATTACAATAGGTGGAGTAACACTTGCAGAAACTATTTCTGATACAGTTGGTGCTATGGTTAGTTCTAACACAGAAACAGGTATTAGTGTAACATATGATGATTCAGATAACACATTAGATTTTGTTATAGGTGCAGGAAGCATTGTTAATTCAATGTTAGCAGATGATGCAGTAGGAGCAGATGAGTTAGCAGCAAATGCTGTAGTCAACGCAAGTATAGCTTCAGGTGCAGCCATTGCAGATACAAAATTAGCTACAATCTCTACTGCAGGTAAAGTAGCCTTAACAGCATTAGAAATAGATGGTGGTTCAGATATTGGAGCAGATTTAACAACATCTGATTTAATTATAGTAGATGATGGTGCAGGTGGCACAAATAAAAAAGCCGCATTATCAAGAGTAGTAACTTTAATGACGGCACAAGGATTTTCTCAAGAAGACCCAACAGCCTTGGCAATCGCATTAGGATAGGAGGATAGATGGCAAATACATTTAAAGTAGTAACAAAAGCAGGTGTAACAAGTGCTGATACTATCTACACTGTAGCCAGTTCTACAACAACAGTAGTTCTTGGAATCATGGTAGGTAATACAACAACATCACAGATTACTGCAACAGTGAGTTTAGGTTCAGACACTAGCAACAGAGCAGGTGCAAATGATGAAGCTAATCAAACAGTTGAACTAGTAACTAACGCACCAGTCCCTGTAGGTGGTACACTTGAACTATTAGCAGGTAACAAAGTGGTTATGGAAACAACTGACACACTTTCGTTAACAGCTTCAGGTGCTGCAGATATAACTTTATCAATTATGGAGATAACCTAGAATGGCATACGTTGGTACACCTATAGACGTAGGCAATCAATTTAGTTCTCTTGTAGGAAAGAGATTTAGTGGTGATGCCAGTACGACAGCTTTTACATTAGATGTAAGAGCAAACTCTGCACTAGACATAGAAGTCTTTGTAGAGAATGTTCGTCAAGACCCAAATAGTGCGTACACAGTAGACGGGACTACTTTGACATTTACAGCCGCACCTCCTAGTGGCACAAATAATATTTATGTAGTTCATCAAGCACCCACTGTTGCTAGTGTTTCACCAACAGCAGGTTCTGTAACAGCATCTAGTTTTGATAACTCTGTTATATCTGGACACAC